TAACGGACCAACTTGAACAGGAAGCCCTGTGCCAATAGATGGACGAGACATCCCATAAAGGCCAGTCGCAACCCAGTCGAGTAGTAATCCTGAAACAATGGGTCCAGTATAAATCGGAAGATTTAAAGCATTAAATGTATCAACATAATCCTGCTGCATATCATTTTGAGCAGCAACAAATCCTTGCATATCATCATCATCAGAATATTCTTGGTACAGATAAGATGGAATAACGGTCAATAACCCTGTCGGATGGTTTACAGGAAATGGCCGCCCAATTGTACCTCCGACTTGTCCTGGGACTTGAGCCGGTGGATAACTAACCGTATATTCCTTACTAAAATATGCAGAGAATTGGTGTCCAGAAGTATCAGCATTTACCCAAACATTTGATTTCGGAGGGACAATGAACGTTTGCCCCGGTGCTAGTTTTATCGTAGCACTGTAATAAGCTGCCGCTGGACCAACAAGACTAACATATAAAATTTCTGCTGTAGCAATTTTTTGATCTAAATAAGAAAGTGGGTTAATAATTACTCCACCATTTTGATTAATATCAAAATCTGCAACGAGTACAGATGTACCTCCTAATGTAACGGTATTAACGTACCCTCGTATAAGGGCTCTCATTTAACCCTCTACCACTGTAATCTGGCTAGAGTCTGTATAAAAGTAACTATTGATATCACCAAAGATACACTGTGTTCCTGGAGATGGAGATACACCAACACCATTGATAGATATTTGAAATGTTAAGTCTATAATTAATTCACCCGGCAAGATATTAGCTACTGCCTCTAAGAAAACTTGTGATAGTACATTTAGATTAATTGGCGTTATTCCTGCCGGAAGTCTGTTAATATATTCTACAATAGCTGGAACTGCTGCCTGTGCCATGGCAGAAACAGAAACATAATTAAGAGAATTGGTTATCCAAGTCACTGTCATTGCCACCGTTTCTTGCGGAGGAATCACATATGGAATTGCATAACTGTCAGGATAATCATAAATCGTAACAATATTATTGATAGGATTAGGAGTTACAATTCCACCATATTGATAACGACCCCATGCAGAGCTATCAATAGGAATTGAGAATGTTTTGGCTGTGAGCACAGTGACTAGATAATACTGTCCGTTCAGAAACGGAAATCCAACCACACCGTCAATTCTTTCTACATCTCCAGTTACAAGATTATGATTATCTGCTGTTGAAATCACAGCCGGGTTTGTGTTGGAAATATTGTCAATGCTTATTGTGGCACCAGAAAGTCCCGGTATATAAAAATCAGCTTGCCAGATTGCATACGCCACCTGATATGGATCACCACCACCTGCGATAATGACATAGTTGTTTCCACTTTGCCGTACAGAAACAAGGCGGGTTTGGACACCCGGCACATTTGACAAGAGAGTCTTAAGATATCGACCCATTCCTGTTGAAGCAGCAAGGCCAGCGGTAAAACACCGCTCCCGATAGATTTCAATTGGCTCACCAGCCGTTGACGGGAACCCATCGACCGGGTTTGTAACAGACAGAGCTATATTAGCGGGAACAGAAGTACTCAATTGAGTAACGCTGAATGATAGAACCTGCCAAGCTCCTCCTTGTGTCGCCAGAGCATAGACAGGAACAGTCTGCCCATCTGTTCCACAAATCGCGCCATCCTGACAGACATATTGATATGTTCCATCAGAAACCACGAAACCTTGAGCCACCACATAGCCGGGAGGGCCAGTAAAAACAACGTAGACAGATGTATTGGTGATCGGCTGTTGGTCTACTCCATAAAGAGTGCCAAGCTGACTCAATAGGTAAGCATTAGCACCATATGGAGTAACAGAATTTACCAAATCTACTAAGAAACTATCACTTTCGACAAGAGCATAAGTATCTGTGCTTGATACATCCTCGATTAATGAGCCTGGAAGATTGGCGGTATAATCAGGATTTGTTGCCGCTACGAGTGTGATTAGTCTATTCCGCAGATCTGCTGGTGCTGCCGGTTGCAGACCTTGCGTTGTCATAATGATAGGAACAATAGCCATTAGATAGGTTGCTCCATTGGATAACGAGGGGCGGTCTGTATACCGATTAAAGAACCATAATTTGTTAGAACGCTGATATTGTAGGCTGGCACCGGTCTTCCATCGTCACTATCCGCAGCCCCTTGTGCAATAGGAGTTGGAGTTATAATTAACGAAGAAAAGAAAGGTGCGAACTGTTGCTGTGTCCGGACCATGTAGAAATCTGGAAAGACCTGTGCAACAACAGAAGGATGTGCCGGGATGCCATAGTTAGCAAAGAAGGGGCTTTCACCTAAATTCAACTTACAAACTTGAGCAAGGGTAGTTAGATAAACAGAATCGTTGTAACCATTGACATCTGTAGTAACAATCCACCATTTCTTTTTGCCGGTGAGGACATCTCGTGTACGACCATAAGTTCGCATTGGTAATACCTCAGCCTAGCCTCGCGTAACTATTAGTAGATGGTCCTTGTTCAGTCATAATTCTTGCGTATTGGCCTTTCTGTCCATCACCACCCACATACGCCTTGCCGCCAGCCGTGACACTAAGATGAGCATGGTCATTTTGTTTATCTACAACCATGCTATGTTCACTATCTATACTCTGCACAGTAGACTTCTTATTCTTGTCGAAGCTAAACTGGGTCTGATCCTGATCCTGCTGTTGTTGTCCAGTTCCATTACCAGAACTAGTATCACTGGTGCCTGATGTCGTGGCAATGCGAGATTCGATCCCTAGCCGTTTCCGTGCTCTTTGTTGTTCAAGCCGAAATATAGATGGTCGCAGCATAGATGTACTTGCTGATTGTCCACCACCATTCTGCTGTTGTTGTTGATCCTGCTGTTGTTTTTGATGTGGCCCTACAATCCACCCGTTAGGTCCACCCATATGGGTCAGTTGGTCATAATCCCTAGTCGGATTCTGCTTATGGCTCGTACCATTAAATGACAGTGTTGTTAGATTGCCGCGCGGGTAAAAATCAGTATTACCGCCAGCGTCCCCAGTAACACCACCGAGATAGTAATTGCCTGGAACAGCGTATCCCTTATCCCCGACCTGTGTCGGTTCACGAGAATACTGGGACCATGACTGTGGGATCTTAACTGTCGGTGGTGTGAAGATACCATTTTGTGTCTCAAAAGCTACATAGATGAAGTCTTTATCAACTTTTGTCACATGGCACGGCATGGACTTGGCTTGCCGCTCAGTCTGCGTATTGAGCCTCTTATTTACCCATTGGTTCATCCGATATTGGAATGGGTGTTTATGTGAGTCGTAGCGTCCCATTATGGCATCGCCTCTATGGTGTTACCTCAAAAGCCCCATTGCGATAAATAAGCGTGGACGTTTGGAACACTCCAGATATCATATTCATTAACCTATTTACAGAACCAAGAATGTTAATAGACCCTGGATCACTTGCCAATGGAAATGAAAAAGATGAGCTATTAATATGTAATGATCGCCATTTCTGATTTAATAATGTAGGATCACAATTTTCTAAAGTATAATCAACAATCGTACCGGGTGGCGTATTCAATCCAGCAGCAGAAAGAGGAACAGGCCATTGACTAGGATCTACCATCGTTACGAGTATTGCTTTTTGGAAAATATCATAAACTATAGACTGTATCTTACGTGCTGGAGGTGTCTGTACGAGAGGTGTTGTAATGATCCATGTACCATCTAAGCCGTAGATATTGATATAATATCGTTGAGCAGAAACATTCCAAGTAATTTCGACATCGTAATCCGTACCATCCAATGTTGCTCTAAAGTTCGGAGCAACTAAATTAGAAGGAAGGAATGGAATGACTGTTGTCATGCTATGCTATCTGTGATGCTATGCTATCTGCGATGTTATGCTATCTGCGATGCTATGCTATCTGCGATGCTATGCTATCTGCGATGCTATGAAACACCGGCAAATGAGAATCCAGCATTATTCGGCAACGCTGGATAGTTCAGATAATTCTGCGCCGTACCAACCACTGATGGTGAACCTATGACATTACCGGCAGACAATCCTGTTATCTGATTTGGTTGAAGTTGAGCTTGTCCAACTGGAGTCCCTTGCTGAATACCACTCAAGCTGCCATCCGTAAATGTTCCACCAGTTATTTTAGACATAAGCTGATTCTGGGCACCCTGAATATCAGCTAAAGAAACAAGTGGCTTTTCAAAATCGAACCGCCATGCATTCTGTGGCAAAGAGTTATTGCCACGCGAGTTATCAGTCAAAGAAGTCATAATCAAATTTTCAAACATATAAGCCGGGGTGATGACAGTGTAAGTTCCGCCCAGATTATTATGGTTATCAAGTGTGGTCTTCAGTGCGGTCATAACCATCTGCTTAATAGCCCATGCACTTGGACCACGCATTGGAGCATCCATAATAACGGAAAGGGTTAATGGCTCCCGGATTGTAGCATTTGCCGCAACATACTGATTGGCAAACGGATATTTGGCAATCGTCTGGCTTACTAGTGTCCCACCCGGCAAGATATTGAATGCACCGAACGCATCATCCAAATCACCAATGTCAAATGGTAATCCTAACCCAGAGCCACCAGCCCCGGAAAACAAACTCAGTATCGGTAGCATACCACCGGGGACCTGACCAGCCGCACCGCCTGTCAGTACAATTGGGCAGACTTGATATGATAGTTGGATGAAGGTATTACTCGCTGGCATCAGCCTACCATTCCTGCTGCAGACATAAAGATATTAGAGCCGGGAACATTGCGTACAACGAGATTTGCAGTTCTGTTCATCTGCCATTGGTTCATTGAGAATGGGCCAGCCATAGGTCCACCCGGCCTTGTGGGATCAGAATTCATAGGAGTGACACGTCCACCCCCTCCTTGAGCTCTTGGAGTCATTTTAGAAGCAGCGGCGGGCCAGTTTCCAAATCTAGCACCAAAGTCACTAGTCCCAGTCTCTGCCGGAGGGACCTTAGCCGGAGGTGTAAATGTCCCAGCTTTGGGGAAATTACCTGGAATCGATTGCCGCCAACCAAATCCAGCAGCACCTGGAGCTGTCTGCAACATTCCTCCACCACCAAGACCTCCACCAACTCCACCAAATTTTTGAAATGCACCAGCACTACCTCCTGTAAAAGGTCCGCCAGTGGCAGGAGCATTAGGGGCGTTAGGAACTGCTTGAGGAATAGGAGCCGCTGAAGCGCCTGGAGCTCTTGGAGCTACTGGAGCGCCCGGAACTGCTGGAGCGGCCTGAGAACCCGGAACTGC